TGATCACTGCGCTGGATCGTGGCTTTCTGGCCGGCTATTGCGAAGCCTGGGGCGAGTGGTGCATGCTGTCTGAGAAGGTGCGCGAACTCACCAAAGAGCGCGGCGCTTCTGGGCTGATCGACGTGACGCCGAGCGGCTACAAGCAAATCAGCGCGCTGAGCCAGGCACGCGACCGCGCACTGGACCGCATGCTGCGCTTCGGCAAAGAATTCGGCCTGTCGCCGTCGTCGCGGGTGTCTGCGACGATGCTGCAGCAGCCGAGCCTGCCGGGATTTGCAGACCCGATGGAGAGTTTCTTGCGCGCTGGTGCAAACATCAGCACGGCGGGGTGACGTGGGTGCAGCGGATCACGTCATCATTGACCACACGACCGACTACGCGCGGCAAGTGCTCAGTGGTGAGATCGTCGCCGGGCCGCATATACGGCTGGCTGCGCAGCGGCATGTAGACGATCTCGAGAAAGGCCCCGCGCGCGGCCTGAGCTGGCACGCCGGGTTTGCAGAGCACGCGATCGACTTTATTCAGTGCCTGCGCCACTACCAGGGCGCGCACGCGGGCAAGCTGTTTATCTTGAGCCCGTTCCAGAAGTTCATTGTGGGCTCGATCTTCGGCTGGTACGCTGGTGCGCAGCGCCGCTTTCGGGTGGCTTATGTGGAGATCGCCAAGGGCAACGGCAAGACGCCGCTGGCCGCAGCGCTCATGCTTTACGGCCTGGTGGCTGATGGCGAGGCCGGCGCTGAGGTGTACAGCGCGGCCACGTCGCGCGACCAGGCGGGCATCTGCTTCAACGACGCCAAGCAGTTTGTGCTGGCCTGCCCGCCGCTGATGAACCGGCTGCACGTTGGCCAGAACAACATTGCGCACGCGGGCAGCAGCTCCTTCTTGCGCACCGTCAGTGCAGAGGGCCGCGGCCTCGACGGCAAGCGCCCGCACATGGCGGTGATTGACGAGCTGCACGAGCACCCCAGCGGCCAGGTGGTGGAGAAAATGCGCGCCGGCACCAAAGGCCGCACCCGCGCGCTGATCTTCGAGATCACCAACAGCGGTTACGACCAAACCACCGTGTGCTGGGAGCACCACGACTACAGCGTCAAGGTGCTGCAGGGCGTGATTGAAAACGACAGCTGGTTTGCCTACATCGCCAGCCTCGACAAAGGCGACGACCCGTGGGCCGATGAGAGCTGCTGGTACAAGGCCAACCCAAACCTTGGCGTGAGCGTCACGCTCGAGTACCTGCGCGAACAAGTGCGCGAGGCCAAAGACCTGCCCAGTAAGCGCAGCCTGGTGCTGCGGCTCAACTTCTGCCAGTGGACGGAGGCCAGTGAGAACTGGATCGACCTCGACCACTGGGACGCATGCGCGGGCGCCGTGGACGATCAGGCGCTCACCGGCCGCGACTGCTTTGGCGGACTTGACCTTGCGAGCGTGAGCGACTTCACCGCGCTCACCTGGCTGTTCCCTCCCGAGCAGCCCGACGAGCCGTGGCGCCTGCTGCTGCGGCTCTGGCTGCCAGAGGCCGCGGTGAAAAAGATGCGCGACAAGGCGCGGCTGCCGGTAGACGAGTGGGTGCGCATGGGCCTGATCAACGTCACGCCCGGCAACGTCACCGACTACAAGTTTGTGCGGCATCAGATCAACGTGGACCGCGAGAAATTCAACGTGCGCGAGATTGCGGTGGACCGCTTCAACAGCACGCAACTGGTGACCGACCTGCAGGAAGACGGCGCTGTGATGAGCCTGTTTGGCCAGGGCTACGTGAGCATGAGCGCGCCGTGCAAAGACCTGGAGCGCATGTACATGAGCCACCAGCTCGCGCACGGCGGCAACAAAGTGCTGCGCTGGATGGCCACCAACACCGTGGCCGTGCGCGACCCGGCCGGCAACATGAAGCTGGACCGCGAGCGCAGCACCAACAAGATCGACGGCATGGTGTCGACGGTGATGGCGCTGGGGCGGGCGATGGCCAACGGAAAGAACGCTAAATCATTTTGGGAAACCGCAGCATGACCCTCGCAATACTCATCGACGCCGCAGCCAGTCTGCTGCCCGATGCGCTCATGACGGCCGGCGGCGTGGCGGTGTCGTATGGCGTGTACCAGATCCACGCGCCGTCGGGCTACATCGTGGCCGGCGTGCTGCTCATTGCTGCCGGCGTGGTGGCTGCCAAGGGAGCGCACTGATGGGCTGGCTGGCACGCGGCGTGGACCGCAAAAGCGGGCAGGGCTACGAGGTCTTCGCCGATGCCATCCGCGGCATGCTGCAGTCCAAGAGCGGCGTGGTCATCACGCGCGAACAGGCCTTCCGTGTGGGCGTGCTGTTCTGTTGCCTGCGCGTGATCAGCGAGGGCATTGCGCAGGTGCCGTTCAAGGTGATGCGCAAGACCAAAAGCGGCGTGTCGCGCCACCCGGACCGCAACGACGCAGACGAGCACCCGATCTTCGACTTGCTCTACCGCAAGCCCAACGGCTGGCAGACCTCCTACGAGTTCCGCGAGACCATGGCGATCCACGCGGCACTGGGCAATGCCTATGCGTTCAAAAACGTCGTCAACATCGGCAGCCGCGGTCCGCAGCTCACCGAGCTGATCCTGCTGGACCCGGCCCGCGTGCGGGCCGTGCAAGCCGAAGACTGGAGCATCCAGTACCAGGTGTACCGCCGCAACGGCGAGATGATGCCTTTCCCGCAAGAGGCCATCTGGCACGTGCGCGGCCCAAGTTGGAACGGCCTGCTCGGCATGGACATCCTGCAGCTCGCCCGCGAGGCGCTCGGCCTGGCCGTGGCAACCGAAGAGTCGCAGGCCAAGCTGCATGCCAAGGGCGTGCGCCCTTCTGGCCTGTACAGCGTGGACGGCAGCCTCGACGAGAAGCAGTACAAGGCGCTCAAGAAGTTCATCGACGACGAGTACTCCGGCGTCGACAAGTCCGGCGGCGTGATGCTGCTGGACCGCAGCGCCAAGTTCATGAGCCAGGCCATGACCGGCGTGGACGCGCAGCACCTGGAGACGCGGCGCCACCAGATTGAAGAGGTCTGCCGCTTCATGCGCGTGCTGCCCATCATGGTGGGCTACAGCGACAAGGCGGCCACCTACGCCACGGCCGAGCAGATGTTTCTGGCGCACATCGTGCACACCCTCATGCCCTGGTATGAGCGCATCCAGCAGAGTGCAGACGTCAACCTGCTCACCGATGCAGACCGCAAAGCCGGCTACTACACCAAGCTGCAAGAGGCTGGCCTGGCACGCGGTGCACTGAAGGACACCAGCGAGTACCTGTACCGCATGACCATGGGCGGAATCATGGAGCGCAACGAAGCCCGCGGCAAGCTGGACCTGAACCCGCTGGAAGGCCTGGACGAACCCCTCACCCCGGTCAACATGACCACCGACCCAAGCGGCGCAGCAGCAGCAGCGACCGCCGCAAATGGAGCCTGACCACCATGGACCACATCGAGCACAAGTTCATCTGCCTCAGCGAGATCAAGTTTGCCGACCCCGGCGCCGACGGCGTTGCCACCCGCAGCTTCACCGGCTACGGCGCGTTTTTCGGGAACGTTGACTTGTATGGCGACGTCATCGAGCCCGGCGCCTTCCAGGACAGCATCACGTCGGCCCGCAAGAGCGGCAACTGGCCCGCCATGCTCAGCCAGCACGGCGCCTGGGGCATCACGAGCGAAGACCTCACCCCTGTGGGTGTGTGGACCGATCTGGCCGAAGACGGCAAGGGCCTCAAAAGCGAAGGCGTGCTGGCCGAGACCCAGCGCGGGCAAGAGCTGCACACCCTCATGAAGATGAAGCCGCGCCCCGCCATCAACGGCCTGAGCATCGGCTACATCCCCAAAAAATTCACCATGGGCACCAAGCCCACCGAGCCGCGCCGCACGCTGCACGTGGTTGACCTCATCGAGATCAGCCCGGTCACCTTCCCGGCCAACGGCAAGGCACGTATTTCATCGGTCAAGTCTGCCAACGCGGACTGCACCGAGCGCGAATTCGAGACGCTCCTGCGGGATGCAGGATTTTCCCGAAAGGAGGCCATGACCATCATTGGTCGCGGCTTCCGAGCTTTGAGCGGCCTGCGGGATGCTGGCAGTGACGAGCTTGACGAGCTGGCGGCGGCCATCAAGCGCAACACCCAACTTTTCCAAACCACCTGAAGAAAGACTCATCACCATGAAGCTCTCCCGAAACCTCCTGCTGTTCGGCTTTGTCGCCGTGCTGCTCGTCCTGTCTGCGTTCACGCTCACGGGCCACCCCATCCTGCCGCCCGACGCACTGGCCGGCCTGGGCATGCTCCCTCTCATGAGCGGCGAAATCGACATGAAGGAAATCAAGACCCTGCTGGACAAGCAAGGCGAAGCCTGGGGTGAATTCACCCGCAAGAACGACGAGCTGCTCAAGGCCAAGGCCGAAGGCAAAGCGGTATCTGAACTGCAGGCCACGGTCGACAAGGTCAACGGCGAGCTGAGCAAGCTCAACGCCGACGTGATCGAGATGGCCAAGAAAGCCAACCGCCCCGGCAATGACGGCGGCGAAAAAGGCGCGGCCCGTGCCGAGTTCAAGAAGGCATTCAACGCCTACGCCCGGCAAAACGACGAGAGCGGCCTGCTGGAGATCCACAAGAAGGCATTGGTCAGCGGCAGCGGCCCCGACGGCGGCTACATGGTGCTTCCCGAGCTCGACACCGAGATCTCGCGCGTGGTATCCGTCGTGTCGGCCATCGGCCGCTTGGCTGACCAGCGCACCATCGGCACCAGCTCGTACAAAAAGATCGCCAAGACCACGGGCATGACCGCCCGCCGCGTCGGCGCCGGTGCCACTGGCGGCGAGACCACCAACCCGAAGTTCGCTGAACTCGAGTTCCCGGTCTACGACAGCGAAGCCGAGCCCTGGGTGCACAACGAGACGCTGGAAGACGCCATCATCGACCTCGAGATGGACCTCTCCAACGAGGCCGCCATCGCCTTTGCTGAACTGGCCGGCTCCGAGTTTGCCGCCGGTGACGGCGTGGGCAAGGCCCGCGGCATCACCGCCTACGACATGGTGGCCAACGCCAGCTACGCCTGGGGCAGCCTGGGCTACATCAAGAGCGGTGCCAACGGTGCTTTTGCTGCCAGCAACCCCGGCGACAAGATCATCGACCTGCAGCACTCGCTCAAGTCCCAATACCGCCCCGGCGCGGCCTGGGTCATGGGCGACGCAACGCTGGCCCAGGTGCGCCAGATGAAGGACGGCTCGGGCAACTTCTACCTGTGGCAGCCGGACCCGCTGGCCGGCTTTGGCGGCCGCCTGCTGGGCAGCCCGGTCGAGGTCGACGACAACATGCCGTCGTATGCCACCACGGGCAACCTGGCCATGGCCTACGGCAACTTCCGCGAAGGCTACGTGGTCGTCAACCGCAGCGGCATCAAGCTCATCCGCGACAACATCACCGCCAAAGGCAAGACCAAGTTCAACTTCCGCCGCCGTTTTGGTGGCGGTGTGAAGAACTTTGAAGCCATCAAGCTGATGAAGTTCTCGGCCTGATCGGCCGCGCACAGCACCACGCGCACAAGCGACACGCCGCCCGGCGACAGCCCGGCGGCGTTTTTGTTCCCGAACCATTTTTCACTTACAGGATGCAGCCATCATGAAAGACCTCTTCAACACCGTCACGCTCAAGCGTGCGATCTCCCCCGTGTCCGTGGCAGACAACACCGCCCAGGTCGGCCAGATCATCGACCGCCAGGGCTTCGAGTCGGTCACATACGCCATCGCGCTCGGCTCCATTGCCGACGCCGATGCCACCTTCGCCGTCACCATCGAGGAAGGCGACAACTCCGGCCTGTCGGACGCCGCTGCGGTGGCCGCCGCCGACCTGCTGGGCACCACCACGCTGGCCGGCTTTCAGTACGACAGCGACAACGCCTGCCGCAAGCTCGGCTACATCGGCTCCAAGCGCTACACGCGCCTGACCATCACGCCGTCGGCCAACGCCAGCGCCGCACTGCTGGCAGCAGTGGCCATCCTGGGCCACGCGTCCAACAAGCCCACCGTCAACCCGCCTGTGTAACCACCACGCGCCATTCGTGAAGCCCACTCCCGCAACGGAGCGGGCTTTGCAAATCACGCCTGAAGGCAACGCCACCACACCGGC